TGTTTGTTATGATGTTGTGTCTTCTCAGTTTTCGTTACACTATAGTTTTGAATGTGAACAAAAAGCAAATAAAACATTTAAAGAAGTATATAATTCATTAAAAACAGGAGGATACTTTATAGGAACAATCCCTATTAGTGAAACATCTTATCAAAAAACTAGTGTTACTATTCCCGGCTACGAAGATGTTTTCATAGAACCCACTGTTTCTTTGGAGACGGTTTTGGACATAATAAAACGTTATAAATTTAAAATAGTAAAGTTTGAAGATTTTACAACGTTTTATGAAGATGCTTGTAAAAAAAATAAACAACTCTTGGAAAAAATGAAGGCAAACATGTTTCCACCCAAAAAAAATTATCACATTTTCGTTCTTTTAAAATAAGCATGAAAACGACTTTTTTTTTACGAATATTCTCTTTCTTCCAATAGTTTTTGCTGTCTAGTTTTATAAAAACTACTTATGCACATGTGCAGTAAAAATACCAAGAAACATACGTTCATTACGAGAGAAGCAAACATCCCTCCGGATTCATTACTTTTATAAACAATATTGTCGATTGCATTTTTTGTCAAGTATTTTATTTCGCTTATGTCTTTGCTAACAAGAGAATAATATGAACAGTTTTCATGGTTTTCTACAAGACTTTTCAAATATTTTATTTGTTCTATCAATGAACCATTTGACATGTCTATACAATTTTAGTTTACTAAAAAAAATATCAAATAGCTATAAACGATAAAAATATTAAATCAAAAATTAAATAATGTTCGGATCAAACACACCACGTTCTTACATAACAGAATAGCCAAGAGTCCAAGAGTCCAAGAGTCCAAGAGTCCAAGAGTCTACGATGACGTCCTTTGAAAAAAAGGTTGCCGCTTTAGGATTCAGCGGCTTCCATAGGGAATCTTTGAATGAGCCGACATACAGGGGAAATCTTCTTTTGAGCAACGATATATCTATTAACATTCCAAAATTTATGGAACGCAAATGTTTCTGGGAATTGTCAACGGGTTGGATTGTTCGCCGACCTAAAAACCTCATTCCAAAAAAAGAATACAATGAGTATGCAACAACAAACGTGACTTACATTGACATGGAGTTTATCACGTGGCCTACTCTTAAAAATGATTCAAAATATTCCAGGATGGTAAGAAATAAGTTCAAGGAGTCTTTACAAGACTTGAAAAAAGATTTAATCACTTGGAAGTATAGTCCGCTTTACTGCATTTGGGTATTTCATGGAAATACTTACAAAGGAAAATACTACGTGATGAAAATAGAAGAAAAAGGAATTTGGATTAAAAAATTCAACTAAGGGAATTGTATAAATTCTTAATGTCCTCTTGTGTTAAGAGTGAACAAGATGTATCCTTGTCTGTTACATCGTACATGTCATTGCCTATACCTGGTCATGTAATTTAGAATGTATACAAAGGTTGACAAATGAGGTTTGAGTATAAGTAAGTGACATCTAGTACTGTTGCCGGCAAAACTATGTGTAGATGAAATGGCAAAGTGTTTCCCACTTATTTTTGAGTACAATTTTACGAAACAATTGAATGTAACTATTAAAATATTAATTTTTTTCTTCTATTTCCAGATTTATCAGTACGATCACCACCAGAACTTCCTTCTCTTACAAGTAATGGAGGAGGATCCACTTCAGAAGAATCATCGATATTTTTAGTGTTTTTAGAAGGTGTTGATGGTGATGTAATCATTGCCTTTTTTAACACACCATTTATCATGTAAGCAGGTATGCCGCGAACAATGTCAGGTGGCATTACTCTGTGTTTCAAAAATTCTTCTGGATCTTGTATTTCAAAACGCTCAGAAAACTTGTCTACCGAATACTTCAAGCAGTCAATGTAATCGCTCAAAGAAAGACGTTTTTCATCTAAAATAGTACTTATAAATTCAAAAAAACTACGTGTAAAAAATTGCGCCGCAACATCTTCCACTTTGACACTGATCCAAAACATAATACACGTGTTGGGTAACGCAACTGAAAGTGCCTCTGCAATACGAAGAGTGTCGCATGCCAACAACAAAATACATGTTGGAGGATTATTAACTGTACTTTTTACTATCATTTCTGTAAATGTACGAGCATCCACAAACTCGGGTTTTCCGTTTTCATTTTCCAACACCATTTGATTATGTAATGTATGTGCAGAGAATGCAATAAAATCTGGTTTATAACGCTGAAGTGCTTCTTTTATATTTGTTTCAGTTGTTGCGGGTTCTAAGTGGTAATGTACCGCACTTAAACTATGAATCACATTTCTCATTTCTCTTGTCAATGCATTCAAAGAATGCAGTCCCGATGTAATTGGAAGTTTCGGATTTGAATAAAAACATACAACTTTTCTAAATTTTCCAATTAATTCATTACATTTTTTTAACATTAAAAGTTGTTCTTCCGAATCCCATGTCTCCATTTTTATATATTGGGAAATAAAAAATAATTCAAAATGTGGAATGGAGAATCTCAGTTAAATATCATATATGGCTCTACATTATATTGTCATAAAATACCTAAAGGACGGTAGAACATTTGACTTACCTCGCTTGTATTCTAGAGAAAGCTTGTAAAAAAATTAAAAAAAAAGGAATATTATAATATCGCGAAAAAAAAATTTCAATTGGTTTCAACACATATTGTTACAACCGGAACAACGTTGAATTGTAGGATGCGCGTGCACTAAGTTCTTGTAGGACACATTTGAAATGTTTTTTGCCAAATGAGACTTTGTATTTCATGAGGAAGTGTGTGCAGTCAATAGGATGTATTCTACCGCACCTCCCTCCCTTACACAAGCCACACATTCGGGTCATATCATACCGGACAAACGCTAGGAGGGTTTGCCTCAGTTATCAAAGTGGTTTAATCATTTCGATGATTTGAAGTCAAACGGACGGATAAGTGATTTATTTTTGTACCAGATTATGTCCGAGTTTGAGTCTTTGTTTGACCCAAAACAAAGATCAATACTTGGACTGAGAACGTATGGAAAAGTGTACATGTACTAGGCAAACGACGATCAACGCAAGGTCATTTTGAAAGAATTCAAATACAAAAGCATCGCAAATGGATTCACACAAAAATCTTCTTGTGATGCTTACAATTAAAAAAATTTATAATTAAAAAAATGAATGTAAACATTAAACTTGATATTTATAGAATTGTAGTGTCGTTGATTTGTATTTTGGTACTTGATTATATTTGGCTTACACTTTCTAAAGATTTGTACAATGTAAAAGATATTAAACTTTATTATGGACTAATTTCATGGGTATCTCTTGCGTTTGCGATTTCGTGCGGAAACCCTTCATCAATAAAAGAAGCATATAAATACGGAGCACTTGTGGGATTTGTTAGTTATGCAACGTTTAATGGAACAGAGCTTGCAATTCACCCCTCTTGGAGACACCCATACTATAAAAGTATTGTAGATATGTGCTGGGGTACATTTGCATGCTCTACTACAAGCATTCTTTTGTACAAGTTTTATAAAAATAAGTTATAATAATAAAATTATGAAACTAGATAGATTATGTGCAGCTAAAAAATTTCAAAATTACTCGACAAGATTCAATATATTGTTTTATATGTTTGCTACCATACAAACAATATGTACTGTATTATGCACTATTATTTATACATCATCTGAAACTCTTATTTTTGGAAATGCTACAAGAAACATAGGATTAATTGTTTCTTATACAGCAAGTTTTATATCTGCATTTTTGTTGATAGTACCTCTTAAAAACATTTATAGCGATTGTGATAAAGCATCTAAACTATTACTATTTTCTCCATAAAAACAATTAGATGAAAATGTAAAACAATTGATAAATAACATCCAAATACCTTGTGCAAAAAATCCTATTTTTGATTGTTATGTTGAAACTAAAATCAACAATAAGATAAAGTTAATTGCTTGAAAATATTCATTCCAATGGAGTACAAACCGACCCAGAAACGGCCGATGAAGTTATAGTTGCAACCCCGTCTGGTTTTTGTTTCAGTACATTACAAACACTTTCCCCGTTTTCTTGACTATAAAAAGCAACCCCGAAACCTTTGTCCATGTGAAGACACTTTGTTTTCAAATCATTCAATCCTATTTTTGTATCAAAAACATGTGTATCGTACTCATTCTCGCCACTGAATGTATGTTTATTTTTTTGGCAAACAAATGCGTCGTCTTTTTTATAATAAGGGTTGTCACACAAGGGGCCGGAACCGTGTTCACTATATTCTTGTACTGTATGTATGCACTTTCCATAATCATCAAACTCTTTGCATATTGAAAAATTCTTGAACTCTTGTTTACATGTCCCTTCTTGTTTCATTCTCGCTTTTACATCTGGATGACTATCTATCCAATTTTTCGCATCTTTCAAGTCGAACTCATCAAGTATAGGTTTACAAACGGGTTGCGTATTTTTGCTTATAACCGCGCATTGACCGTGATACATATTGTTGTTTAATCCACACGGCGCACCTAAAGTGTCACATTGTAAAGGCGCAATAACTTTTTCATTTTTTCGGACACTTTCAGCCCACGAAGACTTATCTTTTAACATTATATTAAAATCCTTTTTTGGAGTAATTCTCTTAAGCTCTTCAAAATCGGGATTCGACGTGTAAGGGTATGCTGCCATGCGTTTATCAAAATTATCTTTTGACAATACACATGTATTTGTTAGCTCTATACCAAGTTTAACCTGCTCATAACATTTTGAGGAATCACTTTTTTTACAGGTTTTCATGCTTTCATCAAATATTTTTTTGCATTTTTCAGGATTTTTGTGAAATACAGTGGCGGAACCGTTTTGAAAATCTAGCATTTTCTGATGTGTACACGTATACATATTTTTTGTTTCTTCTACGTCAACTATTGTATCTTTCGACATCTTAAACAACTTGTTTGACTCTGGTATAATCGTCTGTTCTTTAGAGACACATACAACAGAGTCCGTTTGAGCATGACGATAACATTCACTTTTTTTGTCTGAACATGTAAATTGTAACATAAAAGGAATATCATCTATACTGTAAGATACGTCTTTTTTTCCTGAAACTATTCTTATTTCACCACCTTCACGAATAAGAGAGTGATTTTCACCACATGGTATGTTTTTGTAAATTCTATTGTTTGTCCCACCTACAAATTTCGAATCATGTGGTTTTAAATTATATTCTCTAATTTTTGCAAGAGATTCCATCTTTATTACATATATCGAAAATTAACATCACGTTTTATTTATAATTTTTTTATGTTTAATATTGAAAAATGATTTTTCATAAAACACTTGTTGTGTTTAGTGTAGAATGTTTAAATATGTTTGACTGGCAAATACTCGGGTTG